GTTAAATTAACTGTTGTTGTTCCTTCTGGAAGTGATATTCCCAGAGCTGAATTTACTTCTGCCAAATCATTTATTGTATATTTTGTGGATGACTTTGGTGTTTTTGAAAGAGTTGTCGTCAAAGTTGCAGCGAGAGTCGCCTTTGCCTTCTTGTCAGCAGCCTCAAGCTCACGCTCTTTCATCAGGTAAGCTGCTGGGGTTGCAGCGGCTGCACCTGCTGCACCTAGGGCTGTGGCTCCGGGCTTGCTTGCCCCAGCAGCCATGTCTGTGAAAAATTTGAAAGCTGTGAGCCACTTATCATCTTCGGTGAGATAATCGCTCATGGCTCTTTTTTGCGGCTGAAGTGCTCTTCCCAGAGCTGCAACTTGGCTAGGATTGTTAATAATGTTTTGAAGTGCTCCCCCTTGAAGCTGACCTGTATTAGTTTGGGCGGCACCTAAGGACAAAAGAGAAGAAGCATTAGATGGTGTTACCATGGGAACCTCTTTAGCTCAACAACTTGTAGGCTGATGCCAACGCACCAAGGCCACCAATTGTTTGACCGTATACGCTTGGTGTTTGAATGAATTCGCCACCACGCTGCATCGTGAATTCACGAGTCTCAAATGGCAGACCTTTCAATGCACCAATTGCAAAGTTAAGAGCTGTGAACGGATATTCTCTTTGCTCAACATAATCACGATACGCGATCTCTAGCGCCTGTTGGTCCAGGAGGCGCTCTGCCTCGCCAGCCCCTATGAGACCCTGCGCCTCTTGCTGGACGAGCCCCTGCACCTGCGGAGCGAGGCTCTGGACTGCCTCAAGCTCCATCCGTCTGCTTGCCTGATCAAGATCAAAAGCACCGCGCCTACTGTCTTCGGAGAGCTGGAATGCACGCTCCGCAGCTTGCCTGTCTCGTTCAAACTGGCTGGCAGAGAACTCCAAGCCTTGCCTACCAGCTTCTGATAAAAGCCTACCGCGCTCTCTGGCTTCTCCGCGAACAAGCTCCGCACGCTCAAGAGCAGCTCTGTCACCGCCAAACGCACCCATCTTTGATGCTTGGGCACCTAAGTTTCTTTGCTCCCGCGCATAAGTTTCGGAAACGTCTTGCAGAGCTGGGCTGACCGCAGACGTAAATGCTGGCATAAACTGGTCGACATTGCTTTGACCAAACGCACCGTAATCAAACTCTCTGGCTCCGAGCCTTTGCGCTCCGATGTCTGTTGCGACCTTTTCAGCTCTGTCAATAAAAGGCTTATAGACATCGCTCTCGTCCTCCAACATCTGGAGACCTGCTTGCTCTCTCCCGGTCAGTTTTGATATTGCATCAGGATCATTTATGTCTTCAAAGGTTGCAATGCGCTGACCTTCAAAAGCGGGAAACTCACTTTCTGCAAGAGACGATGCCTGTTGAAAGAGTTTCTGACCACCTTCTGATACCCATTCAGGTATCTCTGTGTCTTTCAGAACTTCTTTTGGATCAGGAAGAACTTCTACATTTGTCGTGCAAAGTCCACCCATCAGCTTGCCTCCGAGAAATAATGTACACCAGCTTTCCTCAAACCAAGACGTTCATAGAAATTATTTTTTCTTTCTTGGTCGGCACCATACATATGGCCTAATTTTATTTTCATGCCATCGCCAATTTTCATAAATTCTCTTATCAAATCTTTGGCTGCTTTTGTGTTCCGGCTTTCTGGCTCAACATAAAACCAGACGTCACCAAGGATAACTTCTTCCGACCACCATTCAGAAGCGTACCCTCCGCCAATTGATCCGATCAAATGACCATCTTTAATTGCAACAACAACAGTTCCTTGATTTATCGCATGCAAAATAACGGAGGAGAATTTTGATTGCGATATTTCAGATATGCAAAAATCCACCTCTTTGTGCATCCTATAAAGGAGGCCACAAATGGGCGAGAAATCAAAAATTGTTGCCTTGCGTATTTGCATTACATTCCTGCCAATGCACCTTGCTGGGGAGCTCTTTGCTGCGCACCACCAATTTGATTGATCAACTCTTCAAGCTCTGGCAAAAGCTTCATAAGAATCTTTGCAGTTTCACTATCAATCGCTTTATCAAGAGCACGCAGCTCTTCCGGTGTCAAAGACTCAAGCCGAGACAGCAAAACAACTTGAATCTCAGGGTCTGCTTGCATCATCATTTGAGATGCTTCAGGACCCATCTCCCTGTTGAGAGTTGATTGCCCACGTTGCATCATCATTTCTTCAGACATCTAAGCCTCCTTGGTTTTATAAAGTGCTGACCAATCTGATTTCTCGCAAAAAAGGCCGACTAGCCAACAACCTTTTTCTCCAAAGTGACGGTAGAATTTACCGAGGTAATCTGGTTTATCGCGCTCGCCATAAATGTAGGCAATCTCATTAACTCTGTGAGTTGCAATGTGACGCCAGAGCTTTACACCTTTGCCCTTGCGCAATCTGCGCACAACATGAACTGCCCAAGCATGATAGCCTTTGACATGCTGAGGAGAAAGATGCTCACGAGTGAATTTGTAATCAAGAATTATTTGATTGCGTTCCATGAATCCTTGGCGAGCAAGCTCGTTGCAGATTACTCTGCCGCCAACAACGCTTGCAATTGTCCCGCCAATGAAGCCACCAACAGGGCCACCAACCGCTGTCCCAATAGCTGTGCCTGCAGCTGTTATCGCTGCGCCTTTGGCAGCCTCGAGAGGTTTTTGCCCCATCAAAAGATTTACACCCATGATTCCGAAATTCAGACCAATCTGGCCAAAGCTCGGTGTGTAACTTGTTGTTCCCTTATCAAAGAAGCCGCCAGGTTCAAACATTCCAGGATCAGGAGCTGCGCTGGCACTTGCAACAATTGATGGATCATTTGCTATTTGCATAGCTTCTCTGAATTGAGGTGTATAGACTTTTAAATAGTCTGTATTCCCAGGGACAGAGAAACCCATAAGGTCCGGTTTAGCACCTTGAAGTGCATTGAATGCTTTAGTAGTTACCAGGGTTTGGTTGGGTGCTAGGCCAGCAGAGATTGCCAAATCAGGATTAGTAAAAGCTGCTGGACCTCCAGCAAATTCTGGAAGGTAACTTTTTGCAGCAGGGCCAAGTTGACTTGCAAAATCACCACTGCTTGCAACATTTGTGAAGTCTCTTCCAATCCCTGTGAAGGTTTGCCCGGCAGCTTGCCCGGCGGCTTCTGCGGCTTGCAATCCAGCCCTTGAAACAACAGCTCCAGCAGCAAAGCCGCCAGCTTGAGCAAGAACGTCTCTCACCGAGGTATCAAGTCCTTGCGCCGCCAGCTCCTGATCCGAAGCAGAGCCTATAAAATCAGCAGCTTCCCGGTCAAATTGATTTGAAGGATCAAAAGTAGCTTCGCCAGACTGAATTCTTTTTGCCCACTGAAACATTGGCATTGCCGCAGTTCCGTAAACTTTTTGAAGTTCACCAGGTTGAAGTTGAGGGGATTGTGATTGGACCTGGAAGACAGGCATTACATTTTTATCTGGGTCTGCAATGTCATCTGCGCCAGTTATCGACGGTATGTTTTCGAGTGCCATTAGCCTATGATCCCCCGCTCTCTGAGGTCTGTCAAAAGTGTTCCGAGAACGTCCGCAAGCTCTGCTGTTGTGGTTGAGTCCGCGTCAAAAGTTCTATCAGTTGTGACATTGGTGACGGTATATCTTGCGGACGATGCAGCGAGGTTCGTCGTTGATATGTTTTGCTCAAGCTGCCGAGTCAACTGATTTGCCCAGCGCTGGTCGTATGTGTTTGGTGGAGAGGGGAGTCGTCCTTGTCTGATCGTCATCTTTGCCCATCCGGTCTCAAATTATATCTATACGTGCCCAGCTCCCAGTTATCGCCGACAGAAGAGCTTGATACACGCACCTTCATTTGTCGACCTTTGGCTCTTGTGCTTACTTTAGTTGTAGTTGGGGTGATAGTAAATGGCCCCTTGCTAATCTCAGAATCATCTTGCGGGTATTTTTTGGACTTCAAAGTCAAATCAATAGAGCCAGTTATCGATCCTGCTGGTATTACTTTGTCAATCATGAACAGGTTTGTTCCGTCCGGGGCTTGCTGGGAATCAAACTCTATGGCTGAACTTTCAATGAATGATGTCATCGCAGAGCCGTCATCATCCGTACCAGTTTCATGACGGTATAGGTGTCCATCTTTGTCTATTGCGTATGGCACAAGACGAACACCAAATTGATCATTCCAAGCACCCCTCTGAAGAGAGCCGATAGTCCATACACCAGATTCATAATTATAACTTTATCGGGCTCGTCATCAGATGCACTGTTTGAGCAATAGAACCATATCACCTCTTGGAATTTTCTGATCAGAGATCCAAAAACTTTTTGTTGCTGTTGCTGGTTTAGATCATCAAAAACAAAATATTGAACGGAACAGGGAAGCTCTTTTATCTGACCATCGTATACAAAAAAGTTGCTTCTGCCCATCCAATAAACAACACCACTCTCATTTACCATAGAATTTTGCGATATTGGACCGCACCCAGTTCCCAACAACCGGAAAGAAAATGTGAACGGAGGTCCAACAAACTGCATCTCGTACATTGCTTCATCTGTTCCGATGAATATAGCCTCTCGAGTTGCAACAGCAGACATTATCTTTGTGCCAATCTGAAGCCTTTGAGAGCCAGCTGAGTTTGTTGTTGATGGTGTGAATTCAGCATAATCCTCCTGATCAGAGAATCTCACAAGCATAGAATCTTGGGCACCTGTTGATGTGTTGACAGCCCCCATTGCAACAAGATGCCTGTCCGGGAAAGAGACTGTCGTGAATCTTGATTTCGATATCTCTGTCTCATTGATCACAGTTGCTCTTGTTGATACACCAGCACTCGCATCCCAAACATAAGTTCCAAAGTTGTGAACTGTCGCGATGAGATCCTCTCCCCAGAGATCAAAACTCCATTGAGAAAGTTCAAGAGTAACATTTGACGTTGAGCGAGCTGTACCCCAAGTTCCACCTCCCCATGTCCCCGTTCCCCAACCCAAAGCCAATGCAGCTGTTGATTCCAGCATGCCTTCATCTTTGCCAATCAAATAAGATGCAACAACCGAGCTTCCTCCGCCAGCTCCTGAACCAGACGCAGTTGCAGAATCAACAACAGTGTATGAATTATTATCAACCTTTGTGAGTTCGTAAGCCCCGGACAAAGTTATGCCATTGACAGCAGCTGCACCGCTGAAAGAAACAATCTCACCAGTCGTTGCTCCATGGCTTGTGTGGGTTACAGTTACAGTTGAAGATCCATCGGAAGTTGTTATTGGGTTTGACCCGAGAGTTGCTGATGTCCTCAGGGGTGTTATATCATAATACTGCCCACCAAGAAGAATCAGAAGTTGACGCTCTGACCCGAGAGCTGTTACATCTGTACCATCAATCAAGCGCCAGTTTTTTAAAGCCCTAACTTTTCCGGCGGAGAGATTTGTGCTTGATGTTGCAGTTGACGGAGTTGTGTTTTCCTTTTCCCAGCCACCAATCTTTTGAGGAAGCCCATTGACAAATCTTATTTTGTCACCGTTGACCCAAAATGGTCCTATGCGAGCAGCAGTGTACTCATCAATATCAGTAACAATCCCCGGCTTTATATTGAGTGCTTGAAGAGGCATTAAGCGCAGCTCCTAACTTCTTCAACAAGTCTCTTTGCTCTGTTCGGAACTTGATTGTACCAACGGCTGTCAATCATTTGATTCGCAGCCTCGGGCCAATCTTTTTCGTTCATGGCTTTTATCATCTTTTTAAAACCGGAAAGACGAGGATAACCTAGGTTGAACATCATGTTCACAACAACAAGCTGTATCTTTTCTGGCAAGCCATCAAAATCATCAAAAAGTTTTGAGCATTCTTTTATTGCAGACTGAGTGTCTTGCGCAAAGCACTCATCAACTCTTTCTTTTGAGATGGGAGATCCAACAGGCATGCCTTTTTCTTCATCATTGTCTTTGACAAGATGACCGATCCCAAAAGTTGGCAAACCTAAGTGATCAAGGTATATCTCGTAGACACAACCTTCATCTTCAATCAATTGATTTTGTAGCTTTTGAAGATCCATTTATTTGGAAACACCTTTGTACTTCTCGAATGTTCTCAATCCGCCAAGGCCAAGCATGCCCATCAAAACAGGCATAATTTCATTAAGATCAAGTGCTGGCAGATTCATTAAATGACCTGTTTGGGCCAAAATAAATATCAAGATTGGCTGCAAAACATAATTATAAGCAAGAGCAACACCGCAAGTCCAACCGATAAAAGGACGCCAGCCAGCGACAAAAACAGATCTGTGTGCTGCTTCTTGTTTATTTATACCAAGCTGGGCAACATCTATTTTTGCAAGATGCTCCATCAGATTAGCTTTTATTTGACGCTCGGCTTCAGCCTTTTTCTGCTTGTCTTCCGGCAGAAATCTTCCTATGACATCAGTAACTGCGGGAAGAACAGCTGGCAAAAGTGCTTGTATCATTTTTCCTGAACCTGTGGATGTTGCCCATTATGCATTTGTTCAAGCTTATCAATCCTTTGACTCAAAAGAGGAATCAAAACCTCTGTTTTCTCAAAAGCACGACTCAACTTATCTCTTTCTGGGACAGAGTTCATATCAGCAAGAATTTTTATCCTCTGGTCTGCTAAATCAGTTTGATTGTCATTGCGGTCAATTCTTTTGTCCATGGTGCGCAACCTAGATTCTATATCTTTAAGCTGATCATTAATTATTTTCAATTGCATCTTGGCAACAGCTGCTGCTCCTGCAACGCTGACGAGCATACCAGCAAGCGTAACAATAAGCCTTATATCTATGGATCCGTCCATGGGCTAAAGTTTCCAAAGCATTCCAGCCATCAAAACTATCAAAGCCCCAGCAGAGCCTATTAAGATCATCTCAAGTCTTTTTATCCTCTCAATCGTCTCTTTCCATCTCTCAGCACAGACTGCCTCATGCGTGTTGAGCTGTGCTTCAACATCTTTAGCTGTAGCCATTAAGAGTTCCTAGGGTTCTCAGGCCAATCATAAAACTCTGCATTTTCTTTCTTATCTGCCATTTCCTGAGTGACAACAGTCATTGCTTCAAGGGCAGCAACATCTGATTTGTTGTCGATTGCAGTTTCAAGCGCAGCAGCTTTGGCTCTCAAGTCTGTGCGCCACTTCGCGAGGTCTGCTGGCTTGGCAGTGCCGTTGTCTTGCTCCCGGATTACAATCCAATCAGTTTGCTCAAGATAACTAGCAAGCGTCCTAGAAACTGACGCTTTCATTGTTGCCTTTATCTCTGCAACATCTCTTGCAGATTGAGTTCTTTTGACAACAACTCTGCTTTCTTCAACTGCTGGTGCAGCCTCAGAAGAGGTATAGAACATATTTTCTATATAGCTGCCTTCATAAACGTAAGGGACGATGCCTAAGGATTTGCGCTC